ATGGCTTGACCACATTGAAGCAGTAAAGGAGGCTCATCCGAAATGAGTGAAGTAAAAGTAGATACGATCTCTGAACGCACCGCCGCCAATGGTGTTGCAGTCGATGGGGTCACAATCAAAGACAGTGGGCTTACGATCCCAAGCGGGGGAACGCTGACGGTTGCGAGTGGTGGAACGATCACGAACAGTGGGACAGCGACAGGGTTTGGTGAAGTCTTAACGGACTTTTGCCGCATTTCGGCACAGTCCACTTTTACATCCTTAACCAACAATGTATTAGTCACTCTTGCCTTTGACACAGAGGATTGGGATGTTCACGGCAGTATGGCGAACCTTACAAACAATCGTATTGATATTAAGAACGCAGGTTATTACGTTGTCGGAGGTAGATTAACCATTGGATCAGATAATGCAAATGAGTCCAGATATTTATATATCAATCAATACGATGATTCTGCGGCAACGACTATTAGCGGAATTGCAAGACAAGCAATCGTGCAGACCAGTCATTCGGCGGCGCAGTTTTTAAGTTGTATGTCTATTGTTTATCTTGCCGTTGACGACTACCTCACGATGCAAGGTTTCTCTAATGGTGGAGGTGGGCCAAGCACCCTTAATTACGATATGTTCTGCGGGAGGCTCAAATGATTACGACAGAAGGATTAGAGAAACTTGGGTTTTCGCAGTCTGATTTTTTGTTGGTCGATCATTCAGATGGTCGTGGCACTGTAATTGCTGAATGGTATAGCGACCAACCCCAACCCACCGAAGCGGAGATAGAAACTGCCCACGCAGAGTGGCAAGCCGAACACGACAGCAAAGAATACGCCCGTAATCGCCAAGCAGAATACCCATCCCTAGACGAACTCATCGTCGCCCTGTGGGAAGGCGTTGTCGAAGAACGCATGGCATCCGTGACTGCGCTAGAGGCAGTGCGTCAGGCGGTGAAGGCGAAGTACCCGAAATGATGACAGGTCATCAGAAACCGGTCATTAAACCGGCCATCAAACCGGCCATGACCAGTATCGCCAAACTTAAAAAGCAGTGGCTGAAAGACCCAAAGGTCAACGAAGCCTTTGAGAAGATGCGTCCAGAATTTTTGAAACGGAAGCGTCGGATCGTTACGCAGAAGCAAAATTATGAAACAAAAATTGTCTAAAGCACTCGCCCTATAGGTACATTTAATGGCGTTAATTAATATAGATAATGTCGGACAGGTAGGCATAGTCAAGGAGAAAAGTTCTTGGAACCTACCGCCTAATGTATGGTCTGATGGCAATAATGTAAAAACCGAAGAAGGTTCTATCAAAAAATGTCCGGGCTATTCAGAGGTTATGTCTACCTGCCCTATTGCTCCGTACCATATAACCCAAATAACTCTTGGCACTCCTGAGTATTGGGTTGTTGGCGGTCTTGCCGCTATATACGCATACGATAATACAGGAACGTCTACAACTCTTAATGGAGACATAAACGCATCTGTAACTACTGTAACTGTTGCAAGCACTACAGGTTTTGAAAGTTCAGGAACGATAACTATAGGTGAAGAAAACATCACTTATACAGGAAAAACTACAACTACGTTTACTGGCTGTACTAGAGGCGCTGACAGCACTACAGCCGCATCACATACTAATGGAGATGCAGTAGTCAGGTCTTCTAAATGGTATAATATTACACGTTCCAGCGGAGCCTACTCCGCTACTGCTGATGAAGGATGGACCTCTACCATTATCGGTGGTGTTCTTGTAATGACCAATAACTTTGATAATCCTCAATATTGGGCATTGACAAATGGCAAGCCATTGTCTAGCCAACTCATGCAGGATTTGACTAACTGGCCTAGCCTTACACTGTTGGATGGCTCTATTAATGACGTTGTTACAACTATTACGGTTGATAGTACAGAGGACTTCCCTAGCGCCGGAACAATGAACATTGGTTCAGAGAAGATTTCCTATACTGGTGTAACGTCCACAACTTTCACAGGATGTACTAGAGGAGCAGACTCAACTAGCGCGGCATCACATTCTGATAATGCTGAAGTAAAGATTACTACCCTATGTAAATCAATGAGAGCATTTAGATCATTCCTGATCGCTCTTAATATTACTAAAGACGGTGTAAACTTTCCCAGAGTAGTTAAATGGAGTACAGAATCTGCGACTCAGACACTTCCTACCTCATGGAATGAGACAACGAGTACGGTTGATGCTGGCGAATTTGAACTGGCAGACAGCAAAGGAGATATCTTAGACGGTCTACAGTTAAGAGACTCCTTTATGATATATAAGGAAGATGCTGTATACTCTATGACGTTTGTTGGTACGCCGTTTATATTCTCCTTCCGTCAGTTGTCTCCTACTATCGGTGCTATAGCAAAGAACTGCGTTGCAGAGTTTGATGGCGGTCACGCTATATTTGGTAAAGGCAACTTCTACATTAATGATGGGCAGAGGATTAAACCAATCCTACCTATGAAGTTAAAAGAATATGTGTTCCAGTCTATTGACGGACAGCAGACTAATAAATGTTTTGTTACTGCTGACTATGGAAGAACTGAAATACTCTTCTGCTTTACGGCTGATGGCGCGACAACAGACCAACCCAATAAAGCGGTAGTATGGAACTACATTACTAATACGTTTACTATTAGAGATATACCTGACCTATCACACATTGGTTATGGTAACGTAGGAAACCCGGTACGAGCAACTACATGGGCTGCAACTACTGATACTTGGGAAAGTTCTACTGGTCCTTGGACTATGAGTTACGACCTACAGGATAAGGTATTGTTGTTTGCTGATCCCGGCAACACTAAACTATACCGTGATAACTCTGGCAACAAAGAAGACACTACGTTTATGGACGCTTACATTGAGAGAAGCGGCCTTACCTTAAACGAGCAAGGAAAACCAGACCAGACAACGGTAAAAAGAATTAGCGCTATCTATCCTAAAATGTCAATTAGTAGTGACAATACAATAAAAGTATATTTAGGTACGTCCATGTCTACTGAAGAAGGTATTACATGGAACTCTCCCACTACATTTAATCCCAATACTCAGTCTAAAGTATCTGTAAGAGGTACTGGTAAGTTGTATGCTGTTAAGTTTGAGTCTACTACAGATATGGATTGGGAATTAGATGGTTATGCAATAGACGTAAAGAACATTGGCGCTAGAGGATCAAGGTCTTATTAATGGCTACTTACTCTGACAGAGTTCAGAAAAGTGTTACACTGTATGAGCCGGGTCCACTACCTGAAAGCGTAGATGATCTTGGAATATATCTTGTAACCGAGTTGAAACGACTTGGAGGAATACTGTATAATCAGGCTACGTTTAGGCTTGAGCGTATACATGAGGAACCACAGCGTCCTAGAGTTGGTGACATTAGGTATGCTGATGGTACTGATTGGAATCCCGGTAGCGGAGAAGGCGTGTATTTATACAACGGAACATCATGGACAAAGTTCTAACATCTGTTCACAGACCTGTTGACAAAGACAAACCTATACTTCTCATTGTAAACTCAGATGATGTAGAGTATATATGGCATGAAGTACAGCCGTTAATAGATAAGGCTCTGGCTCACGCTGAAGGAGAATTGTTCTCAGAAGATGTACTGCAAAAAGTCTTTGACGAAAGCCAAACCTTATGGGTAGGAATGAAAGACGGAGAGATATTCTGCGCTGGCGTTACAGAAATCATTACATACCCAAGGAAACGAGTCTTAAGGATAATTACCTTTGCTACCAAAAGCGGTCACGACTACGAGCATTGGAAAGATTTTATAGAAGTAATTGAAGGATTTGGAGTAAGACATAGATGCTCTGCTATAGAGGCTTGGACAAGAAAAGGTCTTGCAAGAAAATTAAAATGGGATAACGAATACTCAGTAATAACAAAGGATATTAAAAGCAAATGGCAGTAAGAACACCTATACCAATATCACAGCCTTTGGCTCCCGGCCTATTGCAAGTAGACTATAGCCCTTGGAGTACAGGCGCAGGAGCAAGAACTGGACTAGAAGGTTTGCCCGGATTCTTAAGTTACACAGGATCAACTGGAATTACAGGTTCTACACCAGACAAACTACCTGCTTGGTCAACTGACTTTATTTCTACTAAAGAACCCGGTGGCCCGGAAACTATAGGAGCAGGACTTCCTATGCCAGATGTTGAAGGATATAAATATGTATATCCTAAATGGGATTGGCATCACGAAGGAGGCTGGGAAGAAAAAGGCTGGGAAGAAGATAGGGACGCCTATGATTATTACCCATATTGGCCTACAGATATTGCGACGCATAAAGGTCCAATTCTTGTCGGCGTTAAGTTAATTAAGGAGTAATATATGTCAGGAGGAAGCCAAACACAAACCACACGGACAGAACCGTGGGACGCTCAGAAAGACTATCTAAAGACAGGATTTGCTAGAGCGGAAGACCTGTATTCTACAGGTAAGATGACTCCGAGTTATTACTCTGGAACCAGAATTGCTCCATTTGATCCTGCCTCACTTGAAGCGCAGACCTCTGCACTTACATATGCGACAGGTCCACGTCCTGCCAACCTACAGGCAGGAGCAGAAACTACACAGTTAGGTGGATTACAGTACGGTAGAGACTTAATGGACTACGGTACGGCTATGCGAAGCCCAATGTCTGGAGCCGGATATGCAGGACTTACACCATTCACTGATGCTCAGTATGCAGGAATGTTAAGTGGAGAGGTAGATACGTCAGTATTTGATCCTCTCGCAGACGCTTACAGGAGCGAGGCTATGGGCCAGTTGACCGGAGAGATACTACCGGGTATTAGATCACAGATCGTCCAGTACCAGCCGGGAGGGAGTACGAGAGGCGACATTGTACAGGCTAACGCTGTAGCCGCCGCAAACCAGAGAGTTACAGATAACCTTGGAAAGGCTATGTTTGATGCGTACAACCAAGCACAGGGCCGTAGAATGGGTGCGGCACAGATGGGTCTTGGCGCACAGCAGTTTGGTATTGGGCAGGGAGCCACAGGTGCAGGTATTGGAACAGGTTACTTAGGGCAGTATCCCAATATTATGTCTGCTCCGCTGTCTAATATTGCCGCAATGGATAAGGTTGGTCAACAGCGTCAGGCTATGGAACAGCAAGGAATTCAGAGTGCTATGGATAGATACGCCTATGAATCACAACTTCCGACTATCGGATTGCAGAACTACCTTGCCGCTATCTCTGGTGATTATGGCAGTAATGTTACTGCTACCGGCCCTGCTGGTCCTAATCCTCTTGTTACTGCTTTGGCAGGTGGCATAGGTATGGCCGCAGGTGGGC